GGTCGTGTGGCCGGGGTACTGACAGCGTTCGCCCGGTTTGGTTTAGCCAACGCCCCTGCCGAGCCGTCCGCATCGGTGGTGGCAGATGTGATGTTGGCTTTAAGCTCAATTTTGGCATTTTTTACGCCCCGTGGGTCAGCTTGTAACTGTTTAAACTGCTCGCTTTCGGCAAATTTTTGCCCCACGCTTTGATGTACCAATTCGCCAGACGGACGGCGTGCGTCCTTTTGCTCCAAATCATCAAGTCTGAGCTTGATTTCATTCATTGTTACAAGGGCTTCATCAGCCTTGTCAATGGCGGATTGGGACAGCTTTTCATTATTTGCCATTTTGCCCTTAATCTCTTCCGCCACTTCTTTGACATTGTCAGTAGCGCGGGCAAACTCTTTGGCAAGTTCGGTGTAGTTGCTGTTGTTGGTGGTATCTGTCATAGAATTACTCCAATAAAAAAGCCCTAAGCGGTCTGCAAGGGCGTTGGGTTGATTTAAAATTTAAAATGATTGGTTAATATTGGCAAGAATTTTTAAGGCGTTTTGTGCATCTTTGGCTTTTATCGCTTCGGCTTTGACATTTGATACGGTGCTGTCTTCATTAGCGGGAAAAGTAACGATTGATACTTCTTTTAAGTCAATTTCCAACAGTTCAAGCACATTATCATCATCATTCCACGCCCACTTGCTGGTGCGATAGCCGATAGACAAGCCGTCAATCGCCCCATTTTTAATCAAGGCGTAGGCTTCTTTTGCTTTGGCGACATCATCAATGAGCAATTTACCTTCGCCAAATAGCCCCTTATCGTCTTCATAGAGTTTTGTCCACACGCCAATGACTTCGGAGCGACTGTGTTGCCATAGGATTGGGGGCATTTTGCCCTTTGCTTGCCAGTCGTTTAGTGAGCTGATAAATGCCCCTTTTTTGACCACATCGCCGTAGCTGTCTTTAATATCAAAAACACTACAATAGCCAGAGAATGTGCCATCATCTTGTAGATTTTCAGCTTTAAATGAGAGCGATTTTGTTTGTAAAGTCATCTTTATTTTCCAAATAAATTGATTTTAAAATAAAAATTGGTTAGAATTTGTATTCTTACACCGCATAGGTGGCTTAGAAAAGCCGTTTTGTAGGGCGGATGTGTAAAATGCCTTATGACACCGCATAGGTGGTTTAAAAACCCTTGCATTCGTGCAGGGGTTTTGTTTATGGCTGTTTACCAAGATTATGCAGGTGTGTCAGATTGGTTTGCACCGTTAAGCTGTCGCCCCCGTCCAAGGGGGGGAAATCTTCCAACTCTCGGACTTCGTTGCGAGTGAGCCAGCCATTTTGCAATGCCGATGTGTAAAATGCCGACCGCCCATTACTGTCCGCCCGTAGCAGTCCTTCCACGCTCCATTTAGGCTTATATTGTGAGCGTTCGGCAGGCGAGAGCAGTTTTTTGACGATTGCCTGTTCAATCTTAACCAGCACAGGGCGGAGCGAATACATCAAAAAGCCCAAATTCATATTTTCCAAACTGCTTGCCCACGAACTTGCTTTGTTGGTGTGATAGATGAGTTGTGGTGGTACGCCAAAAATTCGGCAAATCTCTTCAATGCCAAAATAGCGAGACTCCAAAAGCTGTGCGTCCTGCGGGTTCATTCTTAGACTATGCCCACAGCCACATCCATGCCAGCCTCCAAAACCATGTACTTCCCTGCGTTTTCAGCTCGCCCGAACTCGGTTAGGCTTGCTCTTAGGCGTTTTCGCTGTTCTTCGGTCAGCGTGCTATTGCCAGTTTTCAAAAAGCCACCTGCTTTGAGCGAGTTTCTAAATTCGTGGGCGGTGGCGTTGTTGGCGTCTGTTTGCAGTCCAATAACAGATGATTGGTAGCTAATGGGCGACAAACCCACCAGTCCGTCAAGCGAAAACCCCTTAATGTGCAAAATCTCATCAGCCACATAACGGGTATATTTGCCATTTTCTTGATAAATATAAGTAATTAGCCCGTCTTTGCTCCGTGATACGCTCATTCGCTCGGGGTTTAGGACATCTAATGCAATGATATGACCTGTCTTTTTGTGGCGGACGATTAGGGCGTAGGCGTTGCCCCACAAGTCAAGGCTTGCCACCATACTTTCCCAAAATTCTGATGCCGTCATATCGGCATTGGGGCTGTCGTGTAGCAAGCGATACAAAGGGTGCTGGTCGGCTGTCTTTTTGTCTTTGCCATATAGATGTAGGGGCAAAGAGCCAATAACTTGACTTCTTAGGCGTACGCACGCCCACACCGCAGACAGTTTAAGGGCAGTTTCGGCATTGATGGCGTTACCACTTGCTGATGTTGTGCCGATAAAGGGGTCGGACTGTTGCCCCTTATCTAGGCGAGACCGCCCAAACAATGAGCCAAGCCAACCAAAAAATTTCATCTTTTTTCCTTTTTGCAATAAAAAACCGCTCAAAAAAGCGGTCAAAATCAAAAAAATCACTTGCAATTATAATACAATGTGTTATAATACATTGTATTCAATCAGAGATAAGCCATTATGTACACGATTGCCGAAACTGCCCAATTTATCAGCCAAGTATCTGACATCTGGACAGACGATGAACGCCTTGATTTCTTTGAGTATTTGGCACAAAACCCACTCAAAGGCGGTGTTATCCCCAATGCTAAGGGTTTACGCAAAATCCGCTATTCAGCCAAAGGACACGGCAAACGGGGTGGGGCAAGGGTCATCTATTACAATATGCTTGATGATGGGTTGATTGTTGCGGTTGCCATCTACCCAAAAAATGAGCGTGAGAATCTAAGCAAAGCCCAAACGGGCAAACTTGCCAAATCAAAAACCAAAGCTAAAAAATAGGAGCAAACGATGAAAAACTTACCAAACTTTGATGTAAGCGAAGTTATGCAAGCCATTATTGCTGATGAGCCAGACCTTGCCGACCACCAAGACAGCTTGGCAACGGCCTTAACGCAATTAAAAAATGGTGAATTTGTCCGCACAACCGCCATTAGTCAGCCTGCCCAAATCCGCCACAAGGCAAATTTATCCCAAAGCCAATTTGCCCGTGCCATTGGCATTTCGGTAAACACACTTAAATCGTGGGAGCAGGGGCAACGTAAGCCTTGCGGTTCGGCTCGGGTGTTGCTAGATTTATTGGCAAAACGCCCAGAACTCATCGGTGAGCTTGCCACCGCCTAATTTTTGCTAAATACACCGCATGGGTGGCTTAGAAAATATTGGATAGATATTCGTCAATATCGCCCCCAATCATACACCGCATAGGTGGTTTAAAAATACCCCCAATCGTAAAACTGGGGGTATTTACTTTTCTAAGCAATCACCATATTGTCAAGGTATTCATCAATACTTCCCCCACTTTGGGCGTGTAATTTGGCACGCCCAAGAGCCATTATCAAAGCCACAATGCCGTCTATTTTATTTTCGGCTCGCTCTTTGTCTGGATAAATATTGTCTTTTTTATCCACGACTGCGACAACATTGCTCGCCTGCCACATCAGCACAGGACAATCTCCGTGGGCGATTTTACCTTGCAAAATTAGGGCTTCTAGCTCTTTCATCGGCTCGCTCATGTTCTGCACCGTGTGGCGTAGCTCCACCATTACCGCCCCTTCTTTTTCCATTTCTTGTGCCAGTTGGGTTGCTTGCCACGGGTCATAGGCGATTTGTCGGACATCAAAGCGACCCATAAACTCCCGCAGGTCTTCTTTGATGACTTCAAAATCCACGACTTCGCCCATTGTGAGTGTCAAAAGCCCCATTATATCCCACGCTCGGTAGCGGTCGGCGTTGCCGTCCATACTCTCCAAAACTCGTGCGTCTGGCAAGTAGTAGCGACCGTGAATGTGATAATAGGGGTCATCATTGGTGGGCGGAAATAGTAGAATAAGGGCATTTAAATCAATCTTGGTGGCAAGGTCAAGCCCAACAAAACAAGGGCGGTTTTCCAGTTCGTGCAAAGACTTGCGAACAGGGGCGTTTTGCCATTTGGCAAGGTTGAGCCACGCATTTTTCGCCCCCACCCATTCGTTTAGGTGTTTGGTGCGAAATACCGACTGTTTTCTTGCCGAAGTCTTGGCATCTCGTTGCCGAGCTTGCAAAAATTCGCCTGATACCGAAATGTTATAATTTGGATTTGCCTTTATCAAAGCAACATCACTATCCCACGCATCGTCCGTATCTTTGCCGTAGAGTATCGCCCACATATCGTCAATATCTAGCACACCATCAAGCATTTTTTGAGCATCTTGATACAAAAGATGACACGCCCCGCCAATGGTTGCCCCTGCGGTGGTGATGACAAGCATAATCGGCTGATTTCTCGCCCCCATACCCGTTTCCATCGTGTCGTACAGGGTATCGTCTTTGTGTTCGTGGTATTCGTCAATGACCGCACAGCTCGGGCTTGACCCGTCCCCGGGCTTTCCGATGACAGGTTCAAAACGAGAGCCGTCAGCCACACGATTCATATTAGAGGCGTTCACTTCCCTTTGAGCTGTGGTGTGCGTTCCACCATCTGTTTGGCAGGGCGAAACACTTCCCACGCTTGCTTTTCGGTGGTTGCCCCGCTATACACTTCTGCCCCAAACTCGCCATCAGCACAGAACATATAATTTGCCACCCCCGCTGCGATGGCTGATTTGCCATTTTTACGGCAGACAAAAATAAAAATCGTGCGAAAACGGCGTAAATTATCCGATTTTTTAACCCAACCAAAAGGAATGCAACAAGCAAACACTTGCCACGGTTCAAGGTGGATTTTTTCGCCACGCCTTGCCCATTCGCCTTTGGTGTGGGGTAGTAGCTGGATAAATTTGGCAACCCTTTCGGCTTTGGCAGGGTCAAATTTATAGGGATAATCCTTATTTTTACTTCTCTTTTTGTCGTCAAAATGCCTTTGGCAAGCGAGTTTTATCCATTTGTTTGTGATGATTTTACCTGCGATGACATCACGGGCGTATTTTTCCGCTCGTGTTACATTTTGGTATTTACTCATAAAACATCAAAAAACCGTTCGGAAAAATGGGGTAAAAAGTTTCCTAAGCAAAAAAATAACAACAAAATCAAATAGTTATAAACAAAAAACCTTAAAAACCGCCAAAATTGGCATTTTTAAGGTTGAAAAAACTCGGAAAAAACGGGGTAAAAGCTTCCTAATAAAAATAACCCATTGACAATCAATGGGTTATAAAACTAAAAATTATCTAAATCCGCAAATGGATTGCTCACCGTTTCGGCTTTTCCCCCACCTGTCAGCCGTGTGCGACTGGCAGGGTCAAGCCCCAACAGCGACCCAAAACTTACCAGTTGCCGAGCCGTTTCGTTCATCACGGTAACGGCAGGATTTTTTTTGTAAAACCCCAGTCTCTGGGTGCGGCACAACCACGCCATACTTGTTAATCTCAATTTGAGCCTGTCGCCACCGTGCATACGCCGTGCAAAAGGCTTCCACATTGTGCAAATCCCCCACCGTGAGTAGGTCATTGGCACACAACTGGGGGATGACCCTTTGCCACATTTCCACCGCCAACGGCTCTAACCATTTAGGCGGTTCAATATTCATAATCTTGTCAAATTGTGGCTCATTTTTATTTAACGCACGCTTGCCAGCGTTGCCGTTCAGCTCTTTTAATTTTGTCGGTTTGGGTTTTCGCCCACGCCCTGCAACTGTCGCAATTCCGCCCATTTTTAAGAATTCCTAAATATATATTTCAAATCAACCCCTAAACTTTTAATTTTGCGGTCGTAAAAATTTTATTAGGGGGGCGGTTCTGGGGCGAAACGCCCCGAACTTTTTACCCCCCCCCACCCCTGTGGCTCTCGGCTTGTGTCTTGGTCTTGTGGCAAGCGTGGCAGATTGCTTGTAAGTTCGTCAGCTCATCTGTGCCATCACTTGCCTTATTGATGATATGATCCACTTCGGTGGCAGGCGTGTACCTGCCGTCAGCCAAGCAGACTTGGCACAAGTGTCGGTCTCTTACCAACACTTGTTCACGCAATTTACGCCACGCCTGCCCATAACCCCGCTCGCTGGCGGTGTGACCTTGTTGGCTCTTGTGCCAACCGTGCCTGTGGTGGGCGTGGTCGTTACAAAAACCTTTGTCGCTACGGCTGACAAGATTGGGGCAACCGATAGCACGGCAGGGTGTCTTTGGCATAGTTGTTTCTCAAATTGTTTTGAAAGTTAAAATTTATAAATCATATTGTCTTCATAAGTTGCATGATAATTAACAGACGAATTAAAACTTAACTTTTCAAAATCGCCAATGCGTTGCCATGTATGCGGTTCGTATTGTTTGACATATTCCAAATAATCCAACAATTCGCTTTTTGTTGAGCTAAAAAAGACATAAGGCGGTTTTACCATCGTCATTAGCGTTAAAAACTCCACCATACCAAAATATTTATCCATTTTATACGACTTTTGGTCTGTACAGATATATGGCGGGTCAAGCAATAAAATGACATTGGCTTTATTTTGATATTGCGGTATCAATTCATCAAAACTTTGCGAAGTAATAATAATATCTGTTAAATAGCCGTCCGCACTTTCATAATCTTTGGTGCGAACGGTGTTATATAGTGTGTGCTTTTTTAATTCATCAATGCTATTAGCGTGTTTACCACTAAACAAAAGCCAACTACTAACGCACCGCATATCTATATAACCATCAAATAATTCAATGATTTTAATCACTTCCAACGCAAAATCTTTATCCATTTTTTGATTGCGTGGTAAATATTTGGTTTTATCGAAGATTAAATGGCGTAATCGGTTAATATCATCAATATGCTTTAACCGCTCGGCATAACCATCAAAATCATTATAAATAACGGTTGCTTTTGGTTTATGAGTTTTGGCAGTATGGGCAAGCAGTCTACTACCACCAAACACATCAACAATCGTCCACCCTTCGCCATCATTGGGGATATTGTCAAGCACGGTGCGAAATACTTTTAAAAGCATTCGCTTTTGTCCAGCAAAGGGCAAGGGGGCTTTATGGTAAATCTTTGTCATCACGAGTACCTTTTTTGTGGGTCTCGTGGACTTCTGATAAGGCGTTCTTGACACTCAAAGAAAAATGATTGACGGTTTTACACCGCACACATTTGATTTGTAAATTTTTAAACTCGCCTGCTTTCGCCAAAAGTTTTTGGCAGGCACAACATCTTACAAAAATCATAAAGAAAACCTATCGCAATTTTGTTAAAAATGTGATAGCCTTACATCGCTGTGTGCATAGCAATGGGGCTTTCCTGCGACAAGCTCGGTTTGTCAAAGGGGTGTTTGGCTGTTCCCGCAGTCAAGCACCGCTCCATTTTCTCAGCCCCCTAGTTTTTGCTAGGGGTTTTTGTTGCCTGTGTCGTGGGCGAACGCTACTAACCGCCATACCTGCCACCCAATGCACAGGGTCAGCAGGCGTGTCGGCTTTCGTTCTCTCTTTGGTGGTGCGACCAACTCACCCAATCAGATTGTTTTACGCTTTGGTGCATTCTGCCTTTGGTCAAGCGACAGGCAATAAAAAAGGCGACTACCTAAATAGATAATCGCCTTTTGACACTTAATGCCATATTAGCATTATCATACCCCACAGGGTATCGTGGTGTCAAGGGGGTATTTTGCTGATTTTATAAAATTTCTATCTCTCTTAGTTCGTTCCTATATTTGCCAATCGCCACCCCAATCTCCCACGCTAATTCCTGTAAGGTGTCAATGAGTAGGCGTTGGCATTTGGTAAATTGGTTAGTGTAGGTCTTTTCGTGTATGTTAATGCTAAAAAAGTATAATCGCCCTTTGACCGTGCATAAATCCCACGCATTTTGTAAGTGCAATGATAGCACCATGTGAGCCATCTTGTGCGACAATTCGGCTCTATCGTGGGGGCAGTTTTTGGGTAGTGGGGCTTTTTTAAGTTCGGTCAGCACCACGCCTGCCAAATAATCTTGCACCGTCTCATAATTGTTTTTATCCATACCCCACACCAAAAGACTGCACAACGCACGGGCAGGCGTGGGCATTGTACCGATACAGGCACACCGCTCCTGCCACCCCGAATAATCGCTGTCCGATTTGGCGGGGGCATTAAAATCATCAAACAACCTAGCAGGCGTGGCGGTCAAGTGCTGACAAAGCCAGTCTAAGCCGTCAATATCAAACATGGGGTGTGTGCCGAATTTACTCGTTTGATGGTTGCTATTCATAATTTGGGTCATTGAATTATCCTATAAAGTTGTGAATGCTTTGCTCAAATTCTCTTGATTTAACGCCCACACAATCCGCTCGCCAAGCCACCGCATCACAGGCACAGCCATTGAGTTGCCAAGTGCCTTGTAGCGTGGGGAATTGGTGGCAGGTTTACCCTTAAAGGGAATGTTGGTATAGTTGTCAGGAAATCCCTGTAACCGCTCGCACTCCACAGGGGTCAATCTACGCACCACAAAATCAGTAATGACAGCGTAGCGGTCGGTAGCGGTCAGAGTATAACTGATGTTTTCTTGCACACCTGCTCCATTACCCCCTGTATTGTCGCCCCGTCCGATGATGTTGCCAGCGATGACACCGACTGGCTCTTTGTAGCCACTTGCCACCAAAGTGACCGCTCACATTTTCGCTGACCTTTGGTGTGGGGTCAGCGTGGATAGTATAGGCAACAGCGTGGCTGTGGGCGGTGGATAAGGTGGGACTTGGGTCATTTTCTCTACCAAGCCCAATCCCCATTCGTCCATTGTCGTTTGGTCTGCCCTGGCAGGTCATTGTATTAATGGGATAGGCGGTATAAATATGATTTGTCCCTGCTGTCCCCATACCTGCGGTAAGGGTTGGGGCGACATCTTTGGCAATCACGACAGGTTTATCGTCATAACGCTGTTCAAAAAAGATGGGCGACAAAGTCGGCACAAAAATCCCCACAGGCTCTTTATAATTGCTTGCGGTCAAAGTTTGGCTAATTTCTTTGTTAATGCGTGCAGGGGGTTGCTGAGTATCTAGCCCATAGCAAATTTTTCCAACGCCATTTTGAGCATTGACGGTAGGGTTTTGCCCCGTTTCTCGGCTCGGTGGATTATCCCTTGACAGGCTCTCTGGCTCAAATAATATTGGGGGTCTACCCGCCCAATCTCCAAAATCTGTGAGAGCAAACACACGCTTGCGTCTTTGGGCCAATCCGAAGTATTGAGCATCCAAAGTCCGCCACTCGGTAAGTCCGTCATCGCCCACCGCAACGCCCG